TAGATGACTTCGTCTGGGACGTTGCAACGCGCCAGATTACAAATGCAATCAAAAAGCCAAGCTGAACGTGAATTGTCTCCAGATTTTGTTTCATCTGGGTGTTTCCCTTGAACGATAATAACCTTGATGCGATCAGGCACAGACCAAGTGTCAAGCTCTTGAACGTCTGCAATTCTATTCACGTTGCCGCTGATCTTTATGGACTTCGTCGGTCCAGACGTGAAGCCTTTCTCGTCAGGCATCTGCACGGCAGGGGCAGGGGTGAAGGACGTAATTGGGTAGGTGTTTTCGTTGAACTCGACGAGCGTTGCCAGTGTAGGCACTCTGCCCTTCTTCACTTTTCGCGGGTCAGGCATATTCACCGAACCAGGCAACCGCATGATGCGGTCAATATTGTGGCAGTTGTCGGCAGCGAACAGCACTTCGAGCTGCTGGTTGTAACGCTTGACATCCTCTGCCAGAGCTAGGTCACCGTTTATTTCGATGGGCTTTTCCAGCTTCCAGAAGCCTTGGTAGCCACCCCCAGAGAATACGATGACCGTGGGTGCAAGGACACCCTTAGGCAGCTTCTCGGTCAGCAAGCCTAGGGCACGAGCTTGTTCAGCGGCAATGTCCTCTCCTGCCCTCGGATCAATATCCACGTGCAGCCAGTTGAGAGACTTTATGTCCTCGCGCTCTGCTTTCTTCGAGATGTCGCGGGTTGGCGGATTGACGTGAAAGTAGAGGTTGCGCTTGCCGTTATAAAGCTGCAACCAGTTACTCAGCTCTGCCAAATCTTTTGGCCAGAACGTCTTCGTGGCAATTGCCTTGCGGTCTGTTTGGATGGCGGTAAGAACCCATGGACCAGTAGCTGACCACTGTTGGAGGAAGGCAATAGCAGCCTTATTATCTGGCATGACTTTTTCCATTTCTAGGATTCCCAATATTTGATTAAATCACTGCAGTCAATCTCTCCACGCTCCATCTGGTTCAGCCACCAGCGACAGATTTTCATCTCGCCAGCAACCCGCGCTTGCGTGAAGTTTGCACGACGACGATACAAAAGGCAACGCTCATGCGGCTTGACTTCTTTGATTATGACCTTTGGCACTTCAGTGATTTTGTTACACTCCCAAAGCCCATACCTGCTGTAAGAGACCTTATGGCGTGCCGCAGCTTCGCGTTGCGTCTGGTTCTTGCGACGACGCTCCAGCAATAACTTTTCGGCAGGGGTAAGGCTCTTTAGCTCACCTAGACCTTTAGTTCTTTTAAACATTTTACCAACTCCTCGTTCTTGAGTCCTTTCGACCAATAGGCACAAGCTAACTTGATCAGTTCAGGACGTGTCGCCTTACCAAAGTGATCAGCAGCTACATCCCCCTTGAACAGCAACCACTCCTGGGCTACCTGGAACAAGAGGAAGACATTTCCCTTCCGCTTTGCCCGTCTGCGCAACCAAACCCGCTGCTGCGGGGTGAAGTGCGGCACCAGCACGGGACTGGTATCTGCGTTCTCTGGCCAACGCTTCATACACTTTAATTCAATCCAGCCTTCGACATAGTTGACATCTGGGGTACCAGGATAGGTAGGGTTCTCAACTGAAAAGGCATCCAATTCCTTGAGTGCCTTGACAATTCGCTGGCGTTGGGTTTTCTCACTCATAACAATGTCACCCCCACGCCGGCTTCTTTATACATGAGCATCGCGGTATCGAAGCTAGCTTGCCAATGGGGCTTGTCAGGTTTCGGTGAAACAACATGCTTTATTCCAGACTGGATCACTAGTTTGGCACATTCGTTACAAGTGAACAAAGAGGAATATAAGATGCAACCAACCACGGGATGATTTGCGGTGAGGATTGCATTCACTTCCGCATGAACCACCATGCTGTATTTTGTTGGCTTATCAAGATACCGTTCTGGCTTATCCTCAACACCGCGAGGGAAACCGTTGAAGCCCAAGGAGACGATGCGGTGTTGTTCATCAACGACCACCGCTCCTACCTGGGTGGAAGGATCTTTACTCCACAAAGCAACGTGCTTCGCCAGCCCTATAAAGCGTTCATTCCACTTGCTCATTTTATTAACTCGACCCTTGTACATTGGTTGACCACTTTGTGCATCTTGCTGTTGCGTCGTTCTGCTGTGAGTTTCAATTTCATCCCATTGACTCTCCCCAGCTCGTCCCCATTTCAACGTCAACACGGAAGGGAACTTTGGCTGGCATAACTTCCCGCATGACTTTTGCTATTGCTTGCGCTTCGGCTTCATTCTCAACTGAACTGTCGATTTCATCGTGCACTTGTAGCTGCAAGAAATAACCCTGCGCATCGAGCTCAACCAGAGCTTTCTTCGTCTGGTCTGCGGACGTGCCTTGGATCAAACGGTTCAGTGCCTTGTGACTCCAATCATACGAACCATCGTCGCGTTGAGGGAAGTGCAACTTCCTGCCACCACCAGTAGTGATGTATCCGTTCTTACCAGCCTTCTCCTGGGCTTTTTTAGCCAGCAAGCGAATGAAGGGTGCACGAGCGTCAAAGGTGTCGATAATCTTTTGACCCTCTTCCCCTGCGGTTTCGTACACATACCCGTCACCCTGCTCCCGACGAGCAGCAATGGCTGCTTCACGGTCTTCAAAGAAGCCTATGCGACGTTCACGACCACGCCCAGAGGACATAGCTTCACCGTAGCAAAGCCCAAGGTAGATATTCTTGGCATGCTTACGAGGCAGCTGAGTGAGGTCAGCCATGAACTGGTGATTATCAAGCGAAGGGTCATCGTGATATGCCTTGGCAGCAAGGCGAGCCTGAGGCAAGTCCATCAACGCAGCATAGTGCGTTGTCCAACGGGGTTCTTGTTGGCTATAGTCGCATGCCGACCAGAGCTTACCCTCTTCGGGAATGTAGATTGACCGCCACATTTTCGCAAACTCGTCACGAGACGGTTGCTGCTGAAGGTTCGGATCAGTAGCACTGAGACGTCCGTAACGCGCACCCTTTTGGTCACCATTGTCGGTTTCACGTGCAATTTGGTTAAAGGTGCAGTGAATACGCCCGTTCACTATGTGTGTACGCACCGATGCAGCGAAGGTTGTGCGCAGCTTATTAACCTTGCGTGCCCAGGCGAGGGCTTGGGCAACGGGATGGTCGATGCTGGCAAGAACATCTTTATCGATGTTAGCTTTACCTGTGCTAGTCAACTGTAGCTCTACGCCGATGTGCCGCAACGGATGTTCAAGGTATTTGGACTTCCAGACATCACCGAGAGGCACGACGTGTCCTGTTAAATCTTTCACCTTGGCAAGGGCTTCTGCTTCTTGCATCAGCGACCATTCTTCAACGCCACGCAGACGATCCTCGTCAATACGGACGCCACGACGACGCATACGCACCAGGACGGGAAGCACCTTGCTCTCGAGGTTATATATGTCCCAAAGGTCTTCCTCATCTATCCGACGCTCCTGCTTGCGTAGAATGAGCAACGGCTGCTGGGTATCTGCTTCAGCGTATGGTCCAACGAACCGCGCTGGTAGCTGCCACATGCCTCCTTTGGCATCGACGTTAAAGTCACGCGCTGCTTGCTTGAGGAGGACTTCATCCTTCCCAGCGAAGCCATACCTCTGGGCAATTGCCTGAAGGCTATAGCTTTGTTGCAGCTCGTAAATCAACGGGTCAGCTATTTGTATGTCTCGATAGTAACGCACGTTAGGGAACTCAATTCCCTCTTCCCAGAGATAATCTAGGTCGTAGGAAAGATTTGCCCCAACAAGGTCACCAGTGAAAACCTTTGCATTCTCACGCAGGTAGCGCAGCACCTGATCTTTGTCTAGGTTGTCACCACCTGCGTGGCGAATAGGCAGGTATGCCGTGATGCCATCTTCAATAGTGAAGCTGATGCCAACAATATAACCGCCTCGGCGGACGCTGATCCCCAGCTCCTTCAAATGGGGATCACGTGTTTCAACGTCGATGCAGATGCGCTTAGCGTCAGCCCAGGAAGGCAGGGAAGTTACGTCAGGTGCTTTCCACTCGCTGTCAGACATAAACAAAGGCAACTGCATGCCACCAGTCGTTGATTTTTTCTTAGAAGCCACTTAAAATC